GTGTATGTCTTGTAATCTTCTTGAATTTTGCCATATCAGCTGGGACATTCCATGGTAATCCATTTTTATTACCTATACCACCTTCAAATGTACAAGCCAAGATTAATGATATTTTTTTCGCCATTATGATGATTAGACAATTATCTCTTATATTATTTATTTTTTTCATCATATTTTTTCATATCTTTGACGATTGATCTATAATAGAAATATATCATATATGAAACTATAATAAATGTCATAATGGCAGAATAAACTACACCATCTGTCATAACAAATAATATATGACAGAATATCATTAGAATTATACCCAAAAATACAAAGTATGCGTATATGTACTGTCCTTGTTCATTCGTCTTATCAATTATATCCACAAATTCTGTATTAGTAGCATCATTTGCATTTAATAAAATTTCTATATTATCGACCAAATATTTTATATAATCATTATTAGGTACACTGAACAAAGAATCATTATCAGACCTTAATTTTTTTTCTATGGCATCATTGACATGTTTATATTTCTCGTATAGAAGAGGACTGAATAATAGAGGCTTTATACTGTTTATTAAAATTGATACTTTATCATATAAAATTTTATTGTAAGCCTCTAATCTTATATCCCCCTGCATCATATACTGTAATTCCATCGCAAATTTCGACTCTTCTATTATCCTTTCTGATGATACAAGAGATGCATATGGTGTATATGAATCTATCTTGTCCTTCATTGCTATATATGTATTGTTACCATCACCATCTATGATCGTTCTGATTTGCTGGTATATGTTATTAACTTTTTCATAATTTGAAGTACTCAATTTATTTTTCTTGTAAAGTTCAGACAAAAACATATTTTCAGATATGTCATATACATCGGTTGAAGTTTCTGGTAATCTTACATATATATTTTTGAAAAATTTCAAGTAGTGATGTGATAATGTGTCAAGAACGAGATATTTGCAAAAATCTAGTTTTTCAAAACAATGTAATTTTATTTGTTTTATCTTAGAAGTATTGTAAATATTTTCACGAGATGCTATATTACCTTCTAAAATTTCATCAAATGTACGAGGATTTTCGTTGAATATCTTATTTTCATATTCCATTTCATGGTCATGCATATTATTTACAAGCATCAAAGCATTCAAAATTTTATATACCCTCTTATATCTCGTAATATCGCTATTATCACTAGATAACAAGTTTTTCATATCATCAAAATTCTTCACCACACTTGCATTCACTCCAATATATATGAAATATACCACAAATAAAGCTCCCAATACATAGTATATAAATGCATTTTGATGAAATCCTTCTTTAATGTACGTTAAATATGCCATATACGAAAACGGCACACATATGAATATTAAATAATAGACAATGAATAAATAAAAACTAGACTTAAAAAGAACTTCAATACGTGAAAATTTTATATCATTCTCTGTCATATTGTTAAGGAATGAATAAAGGTTATATCTCAACCTATCAATTTCTAGCTTTGATACATTACCTTTATTACAAGTCTTATCTGTTAGGTTGAAATAATCTATGTACCATTTGAAACATAAAATAGAATAGAAATTATAATTAAAAAGTATCATACCTGTGAATATTATTGATGCTACGATGAAATATACAGTCGCCTCACTAATAATATTCATAAATCTAATATTATAGAAGAGATTTATACAAATTATTACGTTATTACGGGATTGGTTGTTGCATTGGTAGCTGTTGTAGCGAATAATTTATTTTATCGGCCATACATTGTGCATAATTGCCACGATACTGATTTTTTTCATCATCATTATTTGACAATGACTTACATATTGTATTTTCTTTACTGTATATTATTGAAAGGAATAATTCTCCCAATTGTGGGAAGGAATAAACCATGACGCCATTTATACCTGATGCCACAACACTAAGCGTCTTATTACTACCCTGTGTTCTGTTAGCATATTCCTCTTTTTTAATAATGATAAAGTTGAAGAAAACGATAAACAATGTACAAAAAATTGCCATACATACAATATATATACCGAACAATATTGATGTATTCTTTAATTCAGGCATACTCTGTAACATATCATCAAGTTGCGTTATAATAATGTTCAAATCAGATATCGCTTTTTTTGCTCCAGGATCCTTTGATTTATACACCTCTAGAACTTCATATACCCTAGGAACTTGTGTGATCCCTTTAGAATCTACCATTAAAGATATATATGATAACTGATTGTATTCATCTGGTTTGTTCAAATCAAAATTTTCACCTTTAGGATCTTTGAAAAAGTAGTATTTTATCATTTCAATAGATGATTTATTGGTTTCAGGAATTTGATCATACAAATGTGAATAAAGTGTGAAGAATAATAGGTTTTGTGTAGCCTTTTCAATTTTACCATCAGAAATATTTTTCATTACTAAAGCATTTACTTCCTCGTATTCACCATTCAAATTTTGTTTTCCTTTTGACTTTAAAATATTATACAAATTTTCATCTATTTTGGAACCACCTTTGGAAAGAGATTCCTTGATGAATTTATCTATCATCACTACATTATACTTGATGTCATTCAATATTGGATATATTGTATTATTGAAGTATATTTTATATATAAGCAGTAATAGTACAGCAAATGCGAACCCTATAAATACATAGACATCACTTGTATGTTTACTGAACATATTTCCATTCTCTTGATCAATACTATCTATTTTCAGATTTGGTAGCAATAGTGGTACAAGTACTTTGAAAAACATCACAACTATAAAGCACAATACGTATACTATTAATAGTACAATATACATAGCCAAAATAACAACTATACAATAGTTCATGGCGTATATATAGAAGAATGGTTCCTTAATATTTTTGGTAGATGCAGGTGAGAACATGCTAGAAAATACATTGACATCCACATATTGTGCCATGATATCAATGTAAGCAAGTTGTTTATATTTCATAGTATCCTTTATAGTCGTATCAGTGTTTGACTTCACAAAATAATATATTACAATTCCGATATATAAGATAACATTAACAAACGATAAGAATACTATTATCAATGACACACAATACGCTGCTATCGGAATCATATTAAAAAAAGTCTCCAATACTGTTCCTACGACTTTATTGATCTCATATAAATTATAAGGGTTCCCAGTGTTTGTCTGTGACATACCAGTAGGCATTGGCAAGGGTTGTTGTTGTAGGGAGGGATCCATCATCTGGCTTGCCATTACTGTTAATCTATTTTATTATCGTAAAATAAAAACAAATAAACTTTCTTATTGTCGTATGTTATTAATAACCCATACCATAAGGTGACATACCCATACCCATACCCATACCCATACCATATGGCATATAAGGTGGGAATCTCTTTTTAACAATATTTATTGTAAATGATAGATAGTATATACAACATATTATCATTACTGCTATAATAGTAAACATTTGAAGAGGCAATGAGAAGTTGCCCATTTCGTTTTTGATGTTTAATATTATGTTATTTGACATACGCATGACTTCATTACATTCTTGACATATATTTACCATATACTCTGATTTATTGTTCATATCGTCTATATTACGATTGACACATTTCAATGGGTTTAATTCATACAATGTGCTATTTTTTATATTTATTGATCCAATAAGGGATGTTCTATTCTTGAAAAAATTCCTGTCCACTGTAACATTAGACAACTTGCAGAAATCAGTGGTTACGAAATTAGATATGAAAGCATATGTTAAAATTGCGTTACGTATCAAATCATAATAGGATTCTTCGTCATCATTCTTGAAAGATTTAAATCGTTCAATTGATATCAATTTAATATCAGAGCCACTTGCCTTAATTTTCAATTGTTCCAATTGTAGAGTGATATAGTCTGTTAAAGTATGTATAGAATTAACATAGCATATTGGTTTATCACAACTACATACTTTTATTTTTGTTTCATTTATTGTTATATTACATGCCGCTTCACATTTTTTATCTTCAATTACAACATCAGACAGATAATCAATGTATTTATAATTGATATAATTATAAGTTGTATTGACTAAATCATCTTTATACTTTCCTATTTTTTGGATATTACCATGATATATCGCAATATGTATCACTATTATTGCTGCTACACAAGATAATAGGAATAATACTCTTAGCAGGTTTTCTTTATATTGTTGTAATTCCTTCTTTACAAACACACTAAATGTAAGATATATCAAGCAAAATATATATATGATACATATTATTGATACGTAAAGTATATAATCGTTGATATAAAAGAATTTGACATTAAATAGCTCAATACATTTTATATTATCAGCATCAACATATCGCAAATCATCACTATTAAATCTCTGTGATTTTAACCAATAATTTAAATTCAAACTTATTATAATATATATAATGCTAATGACTGAAATGATTAATGGTAATAACGTAAATACCATATATAACACAGCAAATAGAATGTAATATTTCATGGTACCGTTTTTTAACACACCCAATGGTACATCTACTTCTACAGGATATCCGTTATCTGTGTTTGTTACCTTTTGCATTGGATTGAAATCTATGTATTCTGTTATTGATTTTAATTGCGATTGTCTCTTTGCAAATATCGCAATATTCGTCGCAAACATCATGAAAGTAAGTTTAATTTTCTCAAAAATGGTTTTATCTTTATTGGTTTCTTTAGATTTTTCTACCTCGTATTGTGGAGGCTGTTGTTCTATACCACTATTGGGAGAAGATCCCATAGGACCCATTGTACCCATTGGATCTTGATAACCATAAGTACCAGCTTTAGATTTGTATTTAGTAGAATTTTTTCTTGGCATCTTTTACATCTAACATACATATTTATTTGTCGTCATTTAAGAAAAACGTCTATAAATCATGATAATTGACGATTTTTACACCTTTTAGATTTCAAACGCCGATTTTCTCGCAAAAATGACAACTATATATATCAGAAAGCATCACATATATTTCATGATATATGCTTTGAACATCAAATCTTCTTGTGTCAAACGGTCATTGCCATTACCATAAAAATGTTCTTTTACACGAATTATATCGTTTATATAAATTTTCAACAGATTGATAGAAGGCATAATGGTGCTAATTATCTTATCCATTGTATATGATTGATAAAAACAAATTATTCTTATATAATACAAGTATATAAAATTCTCAAATGATGAATACTCAATGTAGACGATAAAATTTATTATGCATCAGTATATCTATAAAAAATTTATAAATAATCAGCTTTTTGAATGTTGTGAATGTGTAATTACGGTACCATATAAAGAATACTCAATCAATTAAACCATACGTAGTTTTGAAAAACTAAATGACAATGTTATTTTTCAAGAGATATATCAACAATTTATTCCTTGATTTAAAAACAATTATATTTAAAATTATAGATACTGACAATAGAAACGATCTCAGAATTTATGTCAAGGGTTTCGAAGAATTAATAAAGCTCCTCACAAAGACATTGGTGAAAATAGAAGGTATCTATTATAAGCACTTTTTACTGCCCACTCTACAAAATATTAAAAACTCTGATCATATAATTGATTAAATATTTCAATATCATCTGATAATTGTGTGACTACTTGTCTTCTCATGATCTTATTTATTTTATCTGTTACCCTTTGTTCATTCGGACATTTCTTAAATATATTTGTTTTTGCTGTTCTTGTATACCAGTTACATTTACCACGTTTGACATATTGCCTCAGTAATTCATATTCTTCTTCTGATATATGAGTCTTCTGTAATTCATCTGATACTTGAGTCGGATTTACATTATATTCTATCCCCTTCTTATCATCACATGTACCAACCATGTCTACATAGTCAATTACTGTGCCTCCTGAAGTTTTCTTGAATCCTTTAATGTGAATCTCTCCATTATGTTCTTTTAAATGACATGATTTACATAAAGGAACTAGATTATGTTTAGTATCCTGGTGAAAATCCCTGAAAAATCCATTATCACTCTCTGATTGGTAATTAATATGATGAGTGTCTTCTGCTATTCCCTTACACATATAACATTCTGACATGTACAAATCATTATTATATTTTGATCTAGATGTATTGATCATTAGATTGCTATATCCTTGGATTTCTTTTCTCACATTTTCTGCTGTCTTCATAAAGTCAAGAGGCATATCAAGTGATTTACATACCTCTATTCCATATGTATCAAGACCCTTGCCTTCTTTTAGTTTCCTTTCATATACTATTCTGTTCATATCGTCAATTGATATATGTATGTGATTGACAGTGATATATTTATCTACATATTGCTTTACAATATCAAGATTTGTCAGATCATGTAAGTGTGTAGCAAATATGAAAGCTGATTTTTTCTTCACTAATGTATCAATACCTGTGGCAACAATAGCCAATGCAGACGTCGCCTCTGTTCCGTTACATACTTCGTCACCCAATACCAAACTATATTTGTCACATCTCTGAAGGATATTGCGCAACTCTGTCATTTCTACCGTGAAACTACTCATTCCTTTATAGATATTATCCATACCTGATATCCTCGTAAAAATATGCTTGTAGGGAAAATATTCCATATTACTTGATGGAACAAACATCCCAGTCTGTGCCATTACAATATTCAAACCGATTGATTTCATTAAACTGCTTTTGCCAGCTGCGTTGATACCATAAAGAAGCATTCCATTTGTACTATTCATATCACCACCACATAGTCTGATACTGTTTCCAACATAAGGAGTACTATCATCAATCCTTTCAATGATAGGATGTCTCATGTTGTCAGCCTTAATAAATGAAGATGTCTTATCCAATATATGAGGGCGATAATAACGATATTCAAAGGCATTCTTGGCATTACAACAAGCTATATCAATATCTGCTATAATTTTAATTAGATCAACTAGTGTGTTTTCAAATTTTTCAATGAACTCTGTAACAAATTGTTGATAGTATGAACCAACACTTTTAGAAATATCTGATTGTATATTATCCATTTTACTGGAAGCAAGTACTACATCTTGATTCACAATCTTCATCATATTGGATGTAGACAATGACTTCACTTGAAAATCTTTCATATAGACAGGATCCTTGTTTTTAGCAGATTCATATCGTCTCTTTGTCATGGAAACGTAATATCCATCCTTGTCACTATAATCTATTTTACAAGAAGTTGAATCACCTGTGTTATCAATGCTATTGATTTTATTATTTACATCTAAAATGATCTTGTAAGATCTCTCAAATTCGCTTACCCAATCATCTATTTCAGTATATACACCCCTTACAAATATGTTTCCCTTGATGTCATTGATATTATATTTAGAGGCCTCTACTAGATCAATGATATCATTGTAATATTTCATCATATTGTGATAAGGAGTCGTATCATATTTATCATAGTATTTATCTAGGATAACAAGTGCATTCTCCATAGATGTATTGAAACCATTCCAATCTTGTGGATGCAGTCTGTTGATCAACATCTTGCGTTTGATTCTCTCTAAATCTAAGATACTACATAGATGTTTTGATACCTTTTGGAATTTATTCTCATTCAGAAGATATTCAATATTATCATAACGATTGTTTAAAATTTTATCATCTATAATAGGTTTCAATAATCTATCACGAAACATCCGTGATCCAAATGGCGTAAGACATCTGTTCAAAATATCTACTAATGGTTTGTCATTTTGATATAAACCTAGTATATTGAGTTGTACAGCACTATTATATTCAATATTCAAAAAAGTGTTGTCATTTAAAATTTCAGGAACATTAAGGTGTTTGATGATATCAACGTTGTGTTCATAAGCAAATTGTAGAAGACAACATAGAGCGATACGTCCTAATTGGTATTTTTCAAGATTAAGGTGTTCTATAATTGAAAGCATGCTCTTGTTATTAAAGGCTTTCTGTAACATAGTAGTTTGATAAGACATTTTTGTCATTTGATTAATATATTCAAATGTTTCCCATTTTCGGTGAACAAGTATTTTTGATAGGTT